ATGCAGCGCTTGGCGTTTCGCTGGCGTTTCAACCATGTGGTCAGCCTGCCGGAGCACAAACGTCAAGAGTTTGTCCAACGGCTCGGCGAGAGCCAAATCAGGCGCTTGCAACTGTTCTGGCCCTTTTGGGCCCGCACCAGTCAACTGTCACCACCACAGGGGTGGCGCACGTGGCTCATCCTTGGTGGACGAGGCTCCGGCAAGACAAGAACTGCTGCCGAGTGGGTGCGTGATCGGATGGAAAACGCTGTTTGCTCTCGCATGGCTTTGATCGGCCCGACTTTCGCAGATGTACGCGACGTGATGGTCGAAGGTCAGTCTGGCTTAAGGGCCATCGCCAGCCGTCGAGAGCGGCCGCAATTTGAAGTCTCGCGCCGTCGGCTGGTGTGGCCAAATGGCGGGTATGCGCTTCTCTTTTCTGCTGAGGATCCTGACAGCTTGCGCGGGCCGCAATTTGATGGGGCTTGGGGCGATGAAATGGCCGCTTGGTCAAAGCCTGACGCGGTATTCGCGACCCTGAGGCCTGCGCTGCGCTTGGGTCACAACCCGCAGTTGGTGCTTTCAACCACACCAAAACCGATCCCGGCCCTCAAACAGTTGATCGCTGATCCTACTTGTGTCGTCACCCGCTCGGCTACCCGACACAACCAATACTTCTTGTCACATGGATTTGCCGAAGATCTGGCCGCACGCTGGCAGGGGTCTGTTTGGGCGCGACAGGAGCTAGAAGGCGAACTGGTCGAAGACCCAGAAGGCGCGCTTTGGACCCGGGCCCAACTGGCCGCCGCAAGGTCGCGTCAGTTGGGTGACGCTTTCGACCGAGTTGTTGTCGCCGTTGACCCACCTGTCAGTGTTGGGGCCAATTCCGACTATTGCGGGATCATTGTTGCTGCTGCAACGGGCGAAGGTCATCAGCGTCGCGCAATCGTGCTGGCTGATTTGTCACGGCAGGGCTTGCAACCGTCTGAATGGGCCGCCGTGGTGGCAGACGCCTATCAGCACTTCAAAGCGAATGTGATTATTGCTGAGGCTAATCAGGGCGGTGAGATGGTGCGCACGGTGCTGCGCCTCGCGGTCCCGCTTGCCCCGATCCGTTTAGTCCACGCCAGCCATGGCAAGCGCGCCCGCGCCGAGCCAATAGCGCTCCTCTATGCCCAAGATCGCATCTGCCATGGGGCTCACTTCCGGGAGCTCGAGGATCAGATGTGCAGCTTTGGTGCGCCAGGGTTCACGGGGTCTCCTGACCGGGTTGATGCGCTCGTCTGGGCACTAACCGACCTCATTCTTGATCAAGGGCCCAGCCCCTCCGCCCGAAGCTTATGAACGGATATTCAGTCATGGCCGTACTCCCTCTTCTTTCGCGCCTCTCTAAACCCAAACCCAGCTCATCAGAGCCTCGGCCGGAGGCGAAAATGGGCTCTTCGCTCTTGGCCTATACCAGTCCCGGTCGCCCAGTTTGGACGCCGCGCGACTATGGTGCGCTGGCGCGGGAAGGATTTCAGCGCAATGCCATCGCCTATCGCTGCGTGCGGTTGGTTGCTGAAGCTGCAGCCTCAGTGCCTCTGCACATCACGGATCGTGGCGGCAAAGCACACCGCTTTACCGCCCTTCTGGAGCGCCCAAATCCGGAACAATCGGGGCCAGAGTTGCTGGAAGCTTTCTTTGGCCATTTACAAATCGCAGGAAACGGCTGGCTGGAGTTGGTCGCGTTAGAGGGGGAGCCGCGAGAGATTTGTGCGCTTCGGCCTGACCGGGTTCGCATCATTCCAGGTGCTTCGGGTTGGCCGGCGGGATGGGAGCATGAAGCCAATGGCATCAAACGTCGGCTGTGGCGCGATGCTGCTACTGGCCGCTCACCCATGTGTCACCTCAAGCTCTTTAATCCAACCGATGACCTCTATGGTCAGTCCCCTTTGGAAGCTGCCGCTATTGCAGTCGATATTCACAATGCGGGTGGGGCTTGGAATAAGGCATTGATTGACAATGCCGCCAGGCCATCGGGCGCCTTGGTCTATCGGGGCGTGCCGGGTGCTGAGCGCCTTAGTGAAGACCAGTTTGAGCGTCTCAAAGCCGAGCTTAGCCAAGCCCATACCGGTGCTGCCAATGCAGGTCGCCCGCTGTTGCTGGAAGGCGGTCTTGAATGGACCAGCATGAGCCTGACGCCGGCGGAGATGGACTTTGTCGAGGCCCGGCGCGCCGCTGCTCGCGATATTGCGTTGGCCTTTGGCGTGCCGCCAATGCTTCTAGGTATTCCAGGTGACGCTACCTATGCCAATTACAAAGAGGCCAACACAGCCTTTTGGCGGCAAACCATTGTGCCTTTGGTTTCCAAAGCTTCTGCGGCACTGGCCGCTTGGCTAAGCCCGTGGAGTGATGAGCCGCTGCTGATCCGGCCAGACTTGGATCATGTTCCCGCCCTTTCGGCTGAGCGAGAAGCGTTTTGGGCGCGACTTGAGGCGACGTCGTTCCTCACGTCCCAAGAAAAGCGCGATTTGGCTGGCCTTGGGCCTGCGGACTTGGTTCCAAATGCAGGGGATCGCTAATGCTTGACCAAAGCGCATCGACCACCCTCCGCCAAGCCTCGGATTTCCGAGTGACCTTGGCCATTCTCCTAACCCTCGTATTGCAAGCCATTGCAGCGCTTCTTTGGGTTGGGGCCGCAGCTCAAAGGCTCGACAACCTGGAATCTGAGATCAAGCTACAACAGCCAATCTTGGAGCGTATGGCCCGGATTGAAGCGCAAGTGGCGGCAGTCGGCTCCAGCCTTGATCGGATTGAAAACTATATTGATCAGGAGGCCAAATGACCCAGCCTTTGATTATTTCGGGTTATGCGAGCCTTTTTGGGCTGCCGGATTTGGCGGGCGATATTGTCGCGCGCGGTGCTTTTCAAACATCGCTTCAACGCCTGCCCGCGGGATCTATCCGCATGCTCTACCAGCATGATCCCGATCGTCCGATTGGCCGCTGGATTGAGGCGGTGGAGGACCAATCGGGTCTTTGGATGCGGGGGACGGTTGAGCCCAATCACCCCGAAACCCAAAAGATCGTTGCCTTGATCCAAGCCGGTCTAGCTGATGGTCTTTCGATTGGCTTTCGTACGCTGAAAGCTACGCCACGGCCTGCTGGCGGGCGTATTTTGAAGACGATTGATCTGCGTGAAGTCTCAATCGTCACCTTTCCTATGCTGCCGCGCGCCCGGTTTCGCGTGGGCGGCCTATCCCCATCCACAAGGCCGTCAGTGCCTGCGGACCTTGCGCGTCGCGTTCAACCCCCTGCCGCTCCGGCGGCCTAACGGAGAAGTCCATGGAAACGAAAATGACCCAGTCGCCCGAAGTGCGGGCGGCTCATAACGAACTTATGTCTGCATTCGAGGCCTTTCGGTCTGCAAACGACCAAAGATTGGCTGAAATTGAACAGAAGTCGTCAGCGGATGTATTGCTGGAAGAAAAAGTTGATCGCATTGATCGCAGCTTAACCCGCGCTCAAGCCAGTTTGGATCGCCTGTCCTTGGCTGGCCTTCGTCCTGGCACCCAGCCCGCTGTTGACTCAGATCGTCAAGAGGCAAAGGCTGCTTGGGCAGGCTTTATGCGCCGGGGCGATGAAAGCGCTTTGGCGGCAATTGAAGCCAAATCCTTGTCGGTTGTTGTAGCAACAGATGGCGGCCACGTTGCGCCGCCAGAAGTACAGGCAACAATTGAACGGCGCATTTTTGCCTCCTCGCCAATGCGCCGTTTGGCCTCCATCCGCACCACTTCCGCCACCATCTTTCGCAAGCCGATCGCCATTTCGTCCCCTGCCGTAGGTTGGGTTGCCGAAACCGGCACCCGCACCGAAACCGCGACGCCATCTCTGGACCTCCTCTCCTTTCCGATGGGCGAAGTGTATGCCATGGCGGCAGCAACACAGACGCTTCTTGATGATGCTCTGCTCGACATGGACCAGTGGCTGGCAGGCGAGATTGCCGAGAGCTTCTCGAGCGCTGAAAGCATCGCCTTTATCTCAGGCGATGGCGTTAACAAGCCAAAGGGTCTTTTAAACTACACGGCAGCACCAGATGCGACTGCGACTTGGGGACAGCTCGGCTATCTGGCGTCGGGCGTTGCAGGTGCGTTTCCAGCCACCAATCCAGTCGATAGATTGGTCGATCTAACCTATGCGCCCAGAACGCCCTACCGGGCCAATGCCAGCTTCATGATGAACCGTCGGACGGTTGGTTTGGTGCGTAAGTTCAAAGATACGACTGGCCAATATATTTGGCAGCCGTCCTTGGTCGCAGGCCAGCCCGCCACCCTTTTGGGTTTCCCAGTTGTTGAATGCGAGGACATGCCCGATGTCAGCGCCAGCGGTCTCGCAATCGCCTTTGGTGACTTTGAGAAGGGGTATTTGATCGTTGATCGCGCCGACGTGCGGGTTTTGCGCGATCCTTACACGGCTAAGCCGTTCGTCATGTTCTATGTCACCAAGCGCCTAGGCGGCGGGATACAGAATTTCGACGCGATCAAGCTCCTCAGATTCACCGTCAGCTAAGGCAGCATCCGATGGCCCTGGAAATTCTGATCCCTCCCGTTGGGGAACCGGTATCCCTGTCTGATGTGCGCACTTATCTTCGGATTGGCACGCAAGGCGATGACGCTCTGCTAACCCTGTTTGTCGCTGCGGCGCGCGAAGCCTTTGAAGCGCGAACCGGGCTTGCGCTTCTGACTCGGCGCGTGCGTCAGAATTTCCTTGGGACCTTGTCGCCGGGATTTCTAATCCCGGCGACGGGTCCGGTCACAGCGATACATGCGGTAAAATCGCTCTTGCCGTCCGGCGCATTGGCGGATGTGCGCGCTGGCACCCTTAGCTTGATTGATGGCAAATTCGCTCTGAACCAGCCAATGACAGACCTAAGCGTCGAATATCAAGCGGGCTACGCGACCGGCGTGCTGGTTCCTCACGCGCATCGCCTGGCCATTCTTGAAGCCGTGGCGGAGGCCATAGCGCGCCGCGATGGTGAAGGCTCCGTGCCTGCGTCCGGTAAAAAGGTACTTTGGGATCAGTTCTTTCAAAGGATCAAGCTATGACCGCGCTCGCCTGTCAGCAGGCCTTGGAGGAGGTATTTCGGGCAGACTCTGCAGTTCAAGCGGTCCTGGGAAATCCTGTCCGGTTGGTTGAGGCACCGGCAAAGTTGACGGCTTTCCCTTTTGCCGTTTGGCGTCGTTGGGAGAGCCGACCGATTGATGCCTCATTGGTGCAAAGTGATGAGCATATTGCGACGATAGAGGTCGTCTGCCGTCAGACGGGGGCGGACATCGCCCGCCAAGCCGTCGCCGCCCTCGCCACTTGTGCTGCCGAAGCGAGGTTCAACGCGGTAGGCGCGGGCATCGTGCTGATCCTACCGCTCTATAGCGATGTCATGCGCAGTGCAGATGGGCGCTCTTGGTTTGGAATTCTGCGTTTAAAAATCATTGCAGACCGTAACTGAACATTTTTTCATTAAGGAGGCCGAGATGGCGGGACAAGCAGGACGTGACGTCCTACTCAAAATATCTGATGGGGCCACAACGCCCAATTTTGTAACGATTGCGGGTCTTCGCGCCAAGACCATCGCGCTGTCCGCAAAGTCGGTTGATGCGACCTCTGCGGATAGCCCCAATGCTTGGCGAGAGCTTTTGGCCGGGGCCGGCCTGAAGGAAGCTAGCGTCAGTGGAAGCGGGGTTTTCAAAGATGCTGCATCCGATGCCTTGGTGCGCACCAGTTTCTTTAGCCAAGATCGCAGGATCTGGCGTCTAATCATCCCAGACTTTGGCACGTTGGAAGGGCCATTTCAGATTGCAGCGTTGGAGTATGGCGGTGCCCATGATGGCGAAGCGACCTTTTCCATGACGCTGACTAGCGCCGGTGAATTGGGATTTTTGGCGCTATGACCGGGCTTATCAATCCTGCACGGGGCGAGGCCGTTTTGCACGTCGATGGTCGACCCTTGATCCTGTGCTTGACCATGGGTGCCCTCACACGTCTTGAAGCGGCCTTTGACGTCAATAGCTTAGAGGCCCTTGAGGCAAGGCTCGCTCGTCTTTCTAGCCGGGACGTTTTGGTGATTATTTCCGCGCTACTGTGCGGTGCATCTATGACCCCGGAAGAACTTGCTAAGGCGCAAATTCGTCCGACAGAGGCGGCAAAAGCCATCACACAGGCGTTTGAAGGGGCGGGCGCGTGAGCTTGTTGCCGTGGCCTAAGCTCCTCAGTCAGGCCATCAGCCTGGGCATTGCGCCGCAGTCGTTTTGGGAGTTGTCCCTAGCCGAATGGCGCGCGCTCGTGGGGGCCAACCAAAGCACCCAGACCAGCATGAACCGGGCTGACCTCACCCACTTATCGCTTCGCTTTCCAGATGTGGAGACACCGGTAGATGACATCAATGAATAAAAATTCACTTGAAGATAGCTTGCAGAGTGCTGCCGATAGTCTGGATGCGTTTGCAACTGGGCCAGCCCAAGCCGCCGCCGATGCTTTAGGCGATGCGTTCGCCAAAGCGGGCAAACGGGTTTCCTCTTCGCTAGCAGAAGCAGCACGAAGTGGTGAAATCTCGGTGCGAGGCCTTGCTGCCAGTCTGGTACGCGACTTGTCCAATCTGGCGCTGGACCGCTTTGTCACAAAGCCCTTAGAAGCAGCCTTCCTGCAAATTTTCCAAAGCATCCCACAAGCCGGTGCGCGTGCCGACGGCGGCCCGGTGACTTCGGGCGGGGCCTATCTGGTTGGCGAGCGCGGCCCAGAGCTATTCATGCCTGCATCCTCAGGCCAGATCGTGCCAAACCAAGGCGTTCAGCCGATCTCCATTACGATCCACATGGCCCCTGGCAGCAATTTGGCAGATGTAAAGCGCTCCTCCAGCCAAGTCGCCGCAGCCTTGGCACGCGCGGTTCAGCGTGGGGGCAGCTTGCTATGACGGCCTTTCACAATATCAGTTTCCCTCTCAAATTGGCGCGCGGCGCGGTTGGAGGTCCCGAACGGGTGACCGAAGTCGTGGCCTTGGCGAATGGGCGAGAGGTGCGCAACACCTGTTTGTCGCGTTCGCGTCGGCGCTGGGAGGTTGGCTCAGCGATCCGTAATCTAGATGATCTAGCGGAAATAACTGCCTTTTTTGAAGCGCGCTTGGGCCGCTTATATGGCTTTCGTTTTACCGATCCAGCCGATCATAAAAGCTGTCGCCCCTCACAATCACCTGAACCTTTCGACCAGCTTTTGGGTGTCGGCAATGGCAGTCAGAAGACGTTTCAGTTGCAAAAAACCTATGGCGATGCAGCTGGTAACAGTGTGCGCCCGATCCATTTGCCAGTCTTAAGCAGTGTGAGAGTCGCGGTGGCTGCGGCGGAGCGACCAGCCTCGGCGTTTTCAGTTGACACCCAAACCGGTCTCATCACTTTGTCGACCGCCCCGTCAGCAGGGCAGTCCGTGCGGGCAGGGTTTTGTTTTGATACCCCAGTCCGCTTTGATAGCGACCGTCTCGACATTGCCCATGATGCCTTTGAGGCAGGCCGCGTGATCTCGCTGGCCTTGGTGGAGATCTTGTTATGAGGTCTCTGCCACCGTCCCTGGAAGCAAAGTGGCGCGCAGGCGCGACCAGCTTGGCGCGCGGCTGGCGCTTAGTCCGGCAGGACGGCGTGGTTGTTGCTGCGACCGAGCATGACCGCGATCTTGAAGTTGGCGGTACTCTGTTTAAGGCCGCACTTAGCGTTTTCGAAAGCCCGGTGGAAGCCGAGTTGTCGCTTAGCCCCGGCCACGCCGCTCTCTCTGGCGCTTTGTCGCTGGCGGGTGTGGACGCCGATGATATCAAGCTTGGCCTTTGGGATCAGGCGCGGGTTGAGGCCTATCTGCTAGACTGGCAAGAGCCGAATTTAAGTGTGCCGCTCTGGTCGGGCTTTGTTCAGACGATTGTTTACCACGGCAGTCGTTTTGAACTGAACATCCAAACGCTGGAACACGCAATGAACCAGCTGGTGGGCCGGATCTATGCCCGCAACTGTGACGCGCGCTTGGGGGATGGCCGTTGCGGCGTGGACTTAAAGGCCAAGACTTACAGCTCGAGCGCGACTATTCGATCTGTTTCGAGCGACCGCGTTTTGACCCTGACTTCAGTACAGACCGTCGATTTGACGGCACTTCGTGCTGGAATGCTGCGTGTCACATCTGGGCGCGCAATGGGGCTTGCGCGGCCCATTCTTCAGGCTGAACAGATCAGCGGTCATGTTGCAATCAGACTGGCTCAGCCCATGCCGCTTTTGCCCGGTGTCGGTGATCTCGTCACCCTCAGTTTTGGCTGTGACAAGCGCTATGAGACCTGCCGAAACCGCTTTGGCAACGGGCTGAACTTCCGAGGCGTGCCCACTTTGCCCGGAGAAGCGATTACGGTCACAGGCCCCAGTCCCGCAGGCAATTCAGGAGGCAGACGATGAGGACTGAAGCCATGCGCTTAGCGCGGGATTGGCTCGGAACGCCCTATGTCGAAGGTGCTAGCCAGCGCGGCGTTGCGACCGATTGTGTTGGCTTAATTGAGGGTGTCGCCCGCGACCTGGGCCTGATTGCGCCATCGCGGACAACTTTGAAGCGCGACCTCGTGGCCGCTGCCAATCTGTTTCTGGAACCGTCTGAGGCACCAAGTCCCGGCTGTGTGATCTTGTTTGCGCAAAGTCCCGGTGGTGTGCCGGTGCACGCAGGCCTGATGGGAGAGGCGGGGCGCTTTATCCATGCCCATTGGACGGCCGGGATTGTCGAAAATCGCTATGGCAATTGGTTCAAGGCCCGCACGACGCACGTCTTTGACTGGCCAGATTCCAACGCTCCCGCTCAAACCCTCGGTCAAAAAGGACGATCTTGATGGCTAGTCTTATCCTCTCCACCATTGGCTCTGCGCTTTTTGGGCCTGTCGGCGGGGCCGTGGGGGCGCTGGCGGGCAGCGCACTCGACCAAGCGCTTGTAACAAGTTTAACGCCTGCCCGTATCCAGCCGTCGCGGCTGTCGAGCTTGAAAGTCCAAGGGGGCGGCGAAGGGGCCGCTATTCCGATTGTTTTTGGTCGCGCCCGCGTAACGGGCCAAGTCATCTGGGCGGCGCAATTCAAAGAACATGACAAAAAGCGCACGATTGGCGGAAAGGGTGGGCAGCGTGTTGTTGAGCGCTATTACTCGATCAGCTTTGCCCTTGGCCTTTGTGACGGACCCATTCTCGGTATTGGCCGTGTCTGGGTGAATGGCGAGGTCTTTGATCTCAGCCAAGTCTCCTATCGGCTCTATTTGGGCAGCGAGGATCAAGAACCCGACCCTTTGGTGGAAGCGGTTGAAAGCATAGACTTGGCCCCCGCATTTCGGGGACTTGCTTATCTGGTATTTGAAGATTTAGCCGTCACAGCTTTCAATGATCGCATTCCAAATATCTCAGTGGAGGTCCTTGCACCGACACCTGCGGAGGCCAATCGCCCACGCCTACAAGACCTTGCGCGTGGGGTATGCCTTATCCCCGGAGCTGGGGAGTTTGCCTATGCAACAACGCCCGTCCAAACCATTTGGAAACCGGGAACAGCGCAACCTGAAAACCTGCATGTTCAAAGCGCCCGCACCGACCTTTGTGTCTCATTGGACAATTTGGCGCGCGATCTGCCAAGGGTCGATCATGTGTCATTGGTCGTAGCTTGGTTCGGGACTGATTTGCGGGCAGGGCAGTGCCGCATCGAACCGCGCGTCGATCAACCATTCAAGCCAACCCTTCCACGCGCCTGGCGTGTGGCTGGCCTGAGCCGTGGAGACGCAAATCTGGTTTCATCCGTGGACGGCAGGCCCGCTTATGGCGGCACGCCTGAAGATACGAGCGTGATTGAAGCAATAACGGAACTAAAGACGAGGGGCCATCAGGTCACCCTAAATCCATTTGTCATGATGGATGTCCCGGCAGGTAATCAATTACCCAATTTCCAAGGTGGATTGGGGCAACCCGCTTATCCTTGGCGTGGCCGCATCACCTGTGCTTCTGGGGCTGCCAGTGTCGAGGAAGAAATTTCAGCTTTCTTCGGTGCCGCCTCGGCAAGCCATTTTAGCTTACGAGGGCAAGCGCCCATTTATTATGGTCCCGCTGAATGGTCCTATCGGCGCTTTATCCTGCATCAAGCGATGCTGGCTAAAGCCGCAGGCGGGGTGGAGAGCTTCCTAATTGGATCCGAACTGGTGGGCCTAACCCATATGCGGTCCTCAGCAGGGCATTTTCCGGCCGTGACAGCCCTTAAGGCACTGGCAGCGCAAGTGCGCTTAATCTTGGGGCCACAGGTAAAGATCGGCTATGCGGCCGACTGGACTGAATATGGAGGGTACAATCCGCCCGGAACCCAAGACCTCTGTTTCCCGCTTGACCCCTTATGGGCTGATCCGAACATCGATTTCATTGGGCTAGATTGGTACCCGCCTTTGACTGATCGGCGGACCGGTGAACCTGAGCCCGACTTGGCAGCGCTGCAGGCAGGAATAGAAGGCGGCGAAGGGTTTGACTTCTATTATGCCAGCGAAGCCAATCGCCTAGCGCGCATCCGCACGCCGATCACGGACGGCGCTTATGAAGAGCCGTGGGTCTGGCGGGTCAAAGATGTTCGTAGTTTTTGGAGCCAAGCCCATTTTGAACGGGTCAACGGCCTGCGCCTAACCACACCTACGCCTTGGGTACCGCAGTCCAAGCCGATCCGTCTGATGGAGCTGGGCTTCCCAGCTGTCGACAAAGCGGCCAATCGCCCCAGCGTATTTCCGGATCCCAAATCTTCCGAGGCCGGTATTCCGCCATTCTCAACCGGTTCACGGGATGATGGGGAGCAGCGCCTCGCACTTGAAGCAAGCTTGTCCTATTGGCAGACCCACAGCCCCATCTCAGCCATATACGGGCGGCCGATGATTGCGCTGGAGCATATCTTCCTTTGGACGTGGGACGCCCGTCCCTATCCACACTTCCCCCAATTGCAAACCGTGTGGGGCGATGGCGCTCACGCAGCCACCGGACATTGGCTGGCTGGGCGGGCAGGGGGCTTGCCTGTGCGGGAGCTATTGGCGGGGATTGGTGCGCGCGCTGGCGTGACTCGCCTCAAGACAGATGGGGTATCTGGCTTTGTTGAGGGCTATGTCGTTGAAAGCCCTGCACCCGCACGTGCCCTAATCGACTCTTTGTTACAGCCTCTAGGTCTTGAGGCCCACCCTCGGTTTGACGCGCTGCAGATCGCAGACATCTCAGTGCCACAGCCGGTTTGTTCGCTGACAGCATCTGATTTCCAGATGAAAGAAGGAGCCGCTGATGTCGCTTTGATCGTTCAGGCGCAAGAGGCACCGTCGCATGTGCAGGTTACCACTTATGCAAGCGAAAACGACTTTGAACCTGCTAATTATCGCACAGAGGGGGCGGGATCGAGCGGCCTTGCCCTTTTGATTACTTTGCCATTAGTGGTGGATGGGGAAAGTCGACAGGCCATCACGCAGCAAGTGGCCGCAGCGACGCCACTTGAACGTCTGCAGGGCAAATTAACCCCCGCGATTGCCGCTTGCTTGCAAGTCGGGGATCGGTTCGTGTGGGAGGATGGCACCTTGTGGCGCGTTGATCGTCTGGAAGGGCCTTGGGCGCAAGAATTGGTGGCCACCCCAGCACCCCAACCAAGGCTGGCACCATTGGTTAGTCATGCGATAGAGGCCCAGCCTTACCTACCTTCGCTTGCAGCTCCCCCGGATTTGGTAGTGCTGGATCTGCCGATGCCATTTACCTCAATCCAAGCGCCCAAGCCTTTGATTGGCGCTTTTGCCAGTCCGTGGCCGGGGATGGTGGAGGTGCGGGTAGCGGACCGGCTGGTGGCAAATATCAGCCGCGCCATGACCTATGGACGCTTGGCAGCAGCCCTACCTGCAGCACCTATTTCCCGTCGATTGGCGACCGGATGTTTGGTCGAATTCGCCGGCAACGGCGCGCCCCCGATGTCTGGTAGGGCGGCTCTCTATGGGCCAGACGGCGTGATTGATATCCTTAGCTGGACGGAGACAACATGGGTATCCAGCCAGACGTGGCGCCTTGATAAGCTGGTGCGTGGCTATCATGGCGGTGCTTTGGCCCCCCTTGCCCCGATAGGGTGTGGCTTCGTAGTGCTTGATGATGCCCTTGTATCCGCTGATTTTGACCCAAGTCTCATGGGGCTGCCGCTTGAGTGGACCGCTGCCCCTTCCACGCTGCCAGATGCGGAGACGCGGCTAGAAGCACACTTTTCAGGGCGTGCCATTTTGCCTTGGTCGCCCTGTCACCTCCGGGCGCGACGCAGCCAAAGTGGTATCCAATTGTCCTGGGTGAGGCGGGCTAGCGGTGATGGCGATAGCTGGGCCTTGCCGGATGTGCCCCAGCCGATCGTTGCTGAAGCTTATCTTGTATCCATACCGAATTCGGCAGGCACCCCACTTCGCACGACCGAAGTTCAGGGGCCGTCGTATCTTTATTCCGCGGTTGAGGAACTTGCAGACTTTGGTGCCTTGCAGACCCAGATAACAGTGTCCGTCTGCCAACTGGGGCTCGCAGGTCGGTTGGGTTTTCGCCTTGAAGAACGGATAAGCGTGCAACACACTGGCTAGCCCCCCTTTCGCCGCAAGTGGAGAGCGCCTAAGTCTTTGGGATATGTGGTGCGCGGCCTCAAATTCAGGTTTGGCTAAGCCCGCTGATTAGACTGGAATTTGGGAGATCAAGGCGTGGCAGAAGAACCTTATGCAGTGCTTGGCGTTGCGCGCGGAGCCCCATTTGCCGAGGTTCGAAAAGTCTATCGCAAGCTCGCCAAAGAATTGCATCCTGATGCGAACCCAAACAATAAGGCAGCTGAAGAGCGCTTTAAACGCGTTTCTGCGGCCTTCACATTTCTCGACGACCCAGACCGCAAAGCGAAGTATGACCGAGGCGAGATTGACGCGGACGGCAATCCAAAGTTTGGGGGCTTTGGCGGCAATGCCGGCGGACGCGGGCCTTTTGGCGGTGGCGACCCATTTGGTCCCGGTGGCCCCTTCGGAGGGGCAGGTGCAGGTCGGCGGCAGACTGGACCCGGCCAACCCGAATTTGAAGACATGTTTGGCGATCTTTTCGGCGCTGCCTTTGGGGCCAGAGGTGGTGCACGCCCTGGCTTTCAAGCGGGTACCAAAGGTCAAGACATTCAGACCGCCATCAAGATTGATTTTGAAGATGCCATTTCTGGTGCCAAGCAACGGGTGAATGTGGGCGATCGCTCGATCGATGTTACCATTCCAGCTGGGGTTGAGACGGGTAGAACGCTCAGGCTGCGCGGACAAGGTGGCCCCGGCCAAGGTGGTATGCCTGCTGGTGATTTGATGGTGACAGTCACCGTAAAGCCCCATCCAGTTTTTAATCGTGATGGCGATGACGTGCGCATGGACTTGCCGGTCTCTTTGACTGAGATCCTCGAAGGCGGGCGGGTTGAGGCAACCATTCCCAATGGCACGGTCTCGCTTACCATCCCGCCCAACTCCAATTCTGGCACTGTCTTGCGGTTGAAAGGCAAGGGCGTGGCGCGTCCCGGTACGCCGGGAGACCTATTCATCCGGTTGATCTTGGGCTTGCCCGAGGGCGATAATGGGGAATTGAAGGCGCTTCTGGCAACCTGGTCTAGACGGGACGAGCCACCAAAGCGTTAG